CATTACAAATACTGCATAACATGCACTAGCTGTTTGAGTCAATGTAAATGTTTGCGCACCACTTGTGTATGTAAACTCTTCACGCGTTAGATTAACAACATTTAAAGCGGCTAAAGCTGCATTAACTGCGTCAACTGTTGTGTATTTAGTTCCAGTTCCGTCAACTGTAAGTGAATTTTGTTTATTTGAAACATCTTCTTTTCCACTTATAGCCGTACTAATTTGAGTAGCTACTGCGCTTGATGTTGTATATACTGTGTCAAAATAATTCTTTAAAGTAGATTTAATATTAGACCAAGTAACAGATTTTAAAATTGAATTTACAACATCCCAAATTCCTATTTTGTCAGCATCTAAAGGAGTTATATAGTTAGTTGCTGTATTTGCCGAATCGTCTAATTGGATAGTACGAATAGCATTACCATCGTTTTTCCAAACAGGATTCCCTGAACTATTAGCTCCGATAGAACTTTCACTCGCATTTGCAGTAATATTAGAACTTTGATGTTTTAATCCTAAATGACCTGCTCCACCTGTTCCTTTAACGTGTAAAGATTTTGCATTTAAACTAAACGTACCTAAATCTGTATTTTGAGTTGCACCTGTGTAAGGTACAAATCCAGAGCCGCCACCACCGCCTCCATTAATAGCAACTAAACTACTTAATTGAGTAACACCATCTCCAATGAACAATTCACTTGTTGTTTCATTGAAAATGAATTGACCGTTTTTTAAAATTAAAGTAGGATTAGCAGAAAAGAACGCTGCATTTTTTTTTCCTACTCTTATATCTACATTTGCCATTAATTAATAGGATCTATAATTGTTGATGTATTGCCTGTAATTGTATCTATAATTTGTTGTAACACCTCAACTGTATAAGTGCCACTTGTATTAAATGTTTGTAATACATTTCCATTTTGGTCTTTTATTTCAACTGTGAAATTATTTTGGCTAATTTGACCACCGACGTAAATGTAATTGTTAGTTAAAATATTTCCGCTATTAATTGGTAAATTGCAACTATCACTTCCAATTGGTGAACTTATAGTTAAATCAAAGTAATTACTAGCAACATCATCATCGTTTCTCTCAATATCATGAGTTACATTAACATTCATGTTTACTTTAAAAGAACCAATTAAACCACTATTTGAAACTTGGCGTAAATACATGGGCAAGTCCCAACATATACGCTCGGTATCACTTAACACATGGTTTAAGTTGCTCAAATCTTTTTGCACTAAATCTGAAATAATAATCAAGTAAGTTCTAGTTACTATTTTGTTTTCCATGCTTTGATTTTGCAAAATAGCATTCATAAATGGATATACTATTTTCACATTCGTATCCGCTTCCGCTTCGTTACCAAAGTAAAATGAATTAATCCCTTTATGCTTAACAGCAAATTGGCTTAACAACTCTATGTCATGATTTAATGTTAGCATTTATCTTCGCATCTATTATAATAATCATTTATAGTATTTTCATTATCTCTAACCCAAATTCCATTAAAGTAATTTTTTCTACTTGCATTAACACCTGACGTTGTAGCTTCATCATACTTTGGAAAAGTATTTCTATTTACATCTAAGTAATCCATTAATAATTGAGCATAAGCCTTTGCTTTTAAAGTCCATTCGTCCTTTAATAATTGAACATCGCTTGTGTCGGCTGCATTTGAGTTAGTGCTATTCTTAACTTGTATTCCTTTGTTTTGGTAAGCAAATTTAAAAGAGTAACTAGATTCGGCTTTAATATACCACGCCAAACATTTAGCTATATAATTATTGATTAAATTCTTTTCGTTTGTATAAGATGATAATGAAGGGTTGGCAATTATTTTAGTCTTTAAGTCTTCATATAATGGCGTTCCTAAAATAGGTTGTATATAAATGTCCTGGACCATTATAATAGTGCTTTCAAGTTTTTTAAAGTCAACGTTCCCGTCAACTCCTACCAACTTTTTAAAGTAGTCTTCTTGTATGAATAAAACGTCTGCCATTAGTTTTTAACTTTTCTTCTTCTTGTTTCAGCAACCCAAATATGTCTACATTCAGGGGTTGTAATTCCATTGTTAGAATTGGTATAATAACCTCCTCTGTAATCCCACGCATTAGTACCTAAATCATTTTCAGTGCTATCAATATCTTCAAATGTTAAATAGTTTCTAGGATTAGACATTTTAGCCATTAGATCACTACAAAACTTTCTGCTTTTAATTGGTTTACCGTTTTTATCTAATTTAGGCTTATCATCACTTAAAGCATATTTATAAACTGTGTAAATTTCATCACTTACAATAGGTTTAGTTTCCTTTTCTATAGCTTTTTCAGTTGGTTTAAAACCTATACTATTATCAATTAAAAAACCTTTATCAATTAACCTGGCTAAACTTTGTTCTACTTTTGTGAAATCACTTTGAGTTAATGTAGCTAATTCATCAATAGTTAGTATTGGATTACCTTTTAAAGCAGTTAAAATAGCGCTATCTAACTGTTCTATTGTAATAACTAAAGCATCCGCAAACTTCATTATATGCCTTTCATATTTTAAAGCATCATTTGAATTATGAATATGTTTTTTAGTTTCTAATACTTCGTACTCTTCGCCATCTTCTTTAATTAAAGATAGTAATCTAGTTAATACCTTATCTTCTTTATCAGTTGACATTTTAGCATCTAATCCATCATTGATACCTAAGAATTTTTTAGCTTGACTAACTTTGAATCCATAAGCCGTTAAACTTGCAATTGCTAAATCTGGACTTTCATTTTTACCAGCTCTAAACTTTCTTACAATTCTATCAATATGGTTTTGTTCCGTTGCACTTAATCCAGTTAACAATTCGTTATATTCATCCGCCTCTGCTTGTACTGGTTGACCATTAATATCAGTTTGAACTGGTTTTAACGGGTCATAACCTTTTAATTTTCTACGTTCGTCTTGTGTTAAGTCAACGTCATTAGATAAGTCTACACCCACTAAACTAATAGGGTCGAATGTCATTTGTAAATATTCACCAGTCTTAACAAATGATAAATAAGATAAAAATTCTAATAAATCATTTTGTCTAGGTTCTACATATCCTTTTACAAATAACTCTTGTAACGTTAATAAATCAGGTGAACCACTTAAAAAACTATCATCAAATTTTATATTAAATAATTCAGATGCCATTTCATGTCCAGCAAATACTTTCTTTAAAGCTCTTTTAGAAGTGTATAAAAAACGCTCTGCCATATCTGTAGGCGTTACATCAACTACCTCAGGGGCTTTGTCATCTCTTTCTGAATGCACTATCATTACAGGCTCTCCTTCTTCACCTGTGTATGTGCTTTTTATTCCTCGGTCAATTGTAGCAACTGTTTTATCGTCAGGCGATCCATTAAAAAAGTTAATGATTTTCCCCATTGATAAACCGTTATTAACCATATTACTATTAGCCTTACTAATTGTAATATCTGTATTTATATCCTCTGCAACGCTTTGATACTGGGCAATTGGATAAACTGAATTAATTTTACTAGCAGTTGCTGAGTAATATCTGAAATCTATAAAAAAAGAACCGATTTGTTTTTCTTTATCGTTCCATTTTAAAATTTCTTTTATTTCATTTTGATACTTATTTTTTGTCCAATCTTTTGAAAAATACAATACTTCACCGTCCTCTGAAAGTCTGCAATTTGCTGAATTTAAAAAATACATTTCAATTGCTTGACCTTGCAGATTAGTTATAACCTCAATAAATTGACCGTTAAAAATTTCAGTATTTAAACTTATTTTTTTTCCTACTTGATTTAAAGTTTCTTTTTTATTGAAATTATCTATAAAAGCATTTACTTTAATTTCATCAACTTTGTTTTTTGCTTTTAATCCTTTGCCCCAAATATATCTTGCTTTACGATTTAATATAGCTCTATGCTCAGGGTGTTCATCATATAGTCTGATTAACTCTTGTGGATATAAATTGTTTTTACCATACTTTACATACCCATCGTTACCAACAGTAAATGTCAATTTAGGCATATTTTTTAAACCTATCTGAACATTTGATATTTTCATTTTATTATCCATTAAATACTATTGTTTGAGTTTGGTTTCCGTTATATTGTGTTAACTCGGTTGCATTGTCAGGCACTTCTAATTTGCCAGTTTCAACTTTATTAGTTGCAAGTAACGGATCTAAATTTGTGGTACTTGTTTGTTCGTAAACATTATAAGTGTAAAAACCAGTTAACGGCAATTCAAAAGTACCGTTAAGTAAATTTTCAGTTGTATTTTCAATTAAATTAAATTCATTAAATCTAACTGAATTAGGACTAATGTCATTAGCAATAAAACATTTCACTTCACCGCTTTGGTCATTTATAACCTCAAACAAATAAACAGCATTTGTTAAAGTAGTCTTTTCGGAAAGCGTTAACATTACGTTATTCGTACTATTTTTATTTACAACTATCACTAATTATATATACAATTAATTTATTTTTTTACAAAATAAAAATGCTACTCAAATTAATGAATAGCATTTTTAATGTAATTAATTTAAACAGTTACTAAGGGGTTAACAATCCTGCTAAGATAGTTGGGTCAACTTTTTTCGCTGCGCTTTTAGCACGTCCTTTAATAACTAAGTCAGTACCAATCATGTCGCCTAATGCTGTTCCCGAATTAAATGATGTATCAATTCCCGAAGAACCAAACTCTCTACCTAACATCCAAGCGTCACCATTTTGCATTACTGCAATTAGAACACATTTGTTTTTTAAGATAAGTGTTAATTCTTCTTGATCTAATGTATTTAACCCAAGCATTTTTATTGTAGCTTGCCAATCGTAAGCATAAGAACCATTTACAGAAGCTCCAGCTCCCGTGTAAGTCCAGTTGCCTTGCTCGATTTCTTGAGCTATCGTTTTAAATGCAACTGTTTTTGTAATAGCTGTAATAACATTTGCAGTAGGTACAGCGGTTAACATATTACTAAATGGCGTGATATACCATGAAGCGACACCTGCTACATCTAAGCAATCTTTAACTGCATAATTTTGTGTAAGTGGACAAGCCATATTTTTATAATTTTAATATTAATAAATAAGAGGGGATTAATTAAAACCCCCTCATTTTTTTATCCACCGTATAAAGTAATATAACGTTGGTTAGTTACCCATGTTGCCATAGCTTGAGTATTCTTAATGTAGCGTTGCATTGCTCCATTAGCAACTTGATCAATTTGTAAAGAGTTTAAATCAGAAGTTGAATCTGATAACACTTTCAAATAACTAGGTAAAGTTAAAACTCTAAAAGTTGCTCCAATTGGGTGGAAAGAAATTTGAACACCGTTGTAGTAAATTTTCTCATTTGCTCCTGCGCCTTCAACTAAGAAGTTAACTTGTTGAGCCGCACCAACTGCATTGTTAGCAATTTTAATTAATTGTCTATCACCTAATGGTGCGAAAATCATTGGTAATTCACCAGTACTATTAATAACTTTTTGATCTGCTCCTGCATACAATTTACCGTATTCAGAAGCTATATTAGCACTAGTTACAGTTGTTCCAGTTACCTTAATATAGTTACCTAATCCTGCGCCTGGTACTGTTTTAGATTGAGAATCGTTATATAATATACGTGTTACTAATGAATCAAATAACGTTGTAGGCATTGCTGCTACTGCCGTTTGAGCTGCTGCTGTAATAGAACCTTGACCTGCGCCTGGAGTTAACCCTGCGATAGCTGTTTTAGTTGCTGTAGTAGCCCCATTCCAAAGTTTAGATTCAATATCTGCACCAATTGCTGGCTGAATTTGAATTAATACTTTTTTATCAAATTCGTCTGATACTACTTCATAAGCACCTGCTTTCATTGATTTTTCAAACTTAGTGCCTTTTAAAGCATTGTCGTTGATTCGGTCTTCGTAGTTGAAAGCAACTAAAGATACTGGAGTTCTATTAACACCCAATGCAATGTTTCCAGTTGCTGTTACCTCACCAGTATTTAAGGCAGTCATAGTTACATCAACTTTACTTTCGTAAACATCCGTCCCTGATTTGTGACCTTCTTCAATTGCAATTACTCTTTCTCTTAGAGTTTTTGAGTCTTGGTATAATTCTTCTGTGATTTGCTCTAATTCCGAGTGGTTACGTGTTGAGCCTGTGAAATTTATTGGCATATTCTTTTTTTTTATTTGTTGTTTTTATATAATTTTAAATCTTCAATTAACCATTCAATTTGTTCTTTTGAACAAACATCCTTTAAATAGTCTTCAATTTTATTAGAGCCTAATGCTTCTAAAAATTCTTTGTAATTAACTCCATCTTCAAATGGATTAACTACTACCTCTAATTTTTCTTTTGCCATTTTTACAATTTTCCTTTATTAAATAACATTTTTTCGTGGTTACTCATTTGATCATAAGGCTTAACTACTTTCTTAGTTGCTTTTTGTGATTCCAAACTTAAAGCTACAGAGCTATCGTTAAACTCTTTAATTGCACTTAAAGCAACTGCTAAGCCTTTTTTAGTTTCACCCAACTCAGCTTCTAAAGTTGTTTTTGATGCTGCGCTATTTTTTTCAATAGCATCTAAACGCTCTGATAGTTTTGAAAGAATAGCTTTCATTTCTGATTCAGCAGGTTCTACTGGCTCAGGTTGTTTTTCCCCCTCTTTAGGTTTGATTTCAGAAATAACACCAGCGGCGCAAACCACTTTAGTGCCATCCTCTAATTCATATTCCCCGTCAGCAGGAACAGCAACACCGTCAGCTCCAGTAAAGGTTGCAGCAGCACCTACTTCCATTGCGTCAACTGAAAGCATAGTACCATCAATTAATTTAACGTCTTCTAATTTTGCAACAGCAGGTTCTACTTTCTTAGCTGGTAAATCAATACCGAATTTTGCTAAGTAAGAAGCTACTGCATTTTTTGCTTTTTCGCTTAATTCCATTTTTTTAAATATTAGTTTATTTTTATATACAATTTTTTTTGCTTTTTACAAATGTTTTTTTATGCTATCGTAAATAATAGCTTCTATTTGTTTTTCGTCTAAATCAATTTCTTTTTCTAAATCAAAGAATCCCTCCAAAGAAATACCATTTACTTTTCCTGCTTTTGCTTCTTTCCAAATGGCTTCATTGTTTATTTTCATGCTGCAATAAATTGTACCGTCACTTAAATGCTCAAAGCCTTTAGGAGCTAGTATTCCACGAGATTCGTCACTAATAAAAATCTCAAAAACAAAAACCCCTTTAGATAAATCTTGAGTGTCATGAGTCAACTTAACCTTTCTTTGGTTGCCGTCAATCATGTACTTTTGAAGTATCTGCATATTGGTTTCTTTTTTATAGACTACATAAAATTCTTTTTCTATTCCGTCTTCATTTACCTTACGATAAATAGGCAAGTCCGCTATAATTACGGGCGCTGTTATAATTCTCTGCTCTTCTTGTAACGCCATTTTAAACTCAACTGGCTTATGTTGATCAAACATTAACCACTCTGTTAACATTGCAGGGCTATCGACTAATGCGATGTTTTGAATACCTTGTTGTTTTAATTCTAAACCTGCTAAATCTTCGTTAATTGTAGCGTAGTAAATTGGTATTTTCTTTTCCATATTATTTTATTTAAAAGTTGATTGAGATTCTAATACTCGAACATCATTTTGTTTTTCATTAATTTCAGTAACGCTAACAGTTGATCTAACTTGAACAACTGGCATTTCTTTTGTTTCTTTTTCACCTCCTATTTTTTTCCCACTTTCATCGAATAAAGTAGAACTATTGGTATTAGCCGTTGGTATATTAATCGTTGGAGGTGCAGGAACGGGAACTGAGGCAACGGCAGCACCACCACCGCCACCACCAGCATCGAATTTACTTGACGCTATCTTAGCTATGTTAGCAGCAGCACTAGCTCCAACGGCAACCGCCGTAACACCTTTTAAAATTGACCCAAACGGCTCAGGAATAACAGATTGAGCTGACAAAGCATTAACAACCCCTTGAATACCACTAATAGTAGCAGATGCAATTGATAGCCCTTTATTAATATCAAATTGTTTCTTTGCCTGTTTTAATTCCTCTGCGCTACCTTTTTGCAAGTTCTTAGTTTTGAAAAAGAAATAGCTATCTGATAAAGATTGCAAAGAGCTATTTAAAGATTGGGCAGCGTTTAAAGAGTTGTTTCTCCACATCGCTTCATTCTCAGCATCTTTTTTAGCGGCTTCTTCTTTTTGTTTACTTAGTCGGTCTAAAGATTCTTGGTTTCTTAATGCGATACCTTCATACATTAATCTA